TCATAGTACGGGGCGGCTATAGTCAATACCGCTTGATTCACTATTGGGTTTATCCGGTACGACTGTGATTGTGGTATCGCCGGTGCGAATGATGATCTTGCAGCCGTTTTCATTGGCAACTTCGGCATACCGCTTGAGATCATTTTTGCGGATCGTGGCTGGCCTAGTCATCCCTTCTTCTCCCCTAATGGGCTGGCTGCGGGGATGGCCTCTGTCACTTCTCGTCGCTCATGCGTATCAAGGCCCATGCATCCGTCTTCGCTGTAATGATCAAGCGCCGCCTGTACGGCCTGCTCTGGTATGGTCATGGCTTGTGCGTCCGCCATCACCGCAACTCCTTCATCGCAGCAACGAAATCAATAATCGGCTTAAGGTTGATGGTTGCCTCTGTCCCATCATCGAGGATCATAAACAGCGTATTGCCTTCGCAGCGGTGCAGTGATGCATCTTCATCGAAATAATCGGACACGTTATCAAGCTGGCACTTTGCTTGAAAAATCAGGTCTTCGTAGTCAATCATCGGGGTCAGTTTCACGATGGGATACCTTCGCTAACAGGGTGACCGAATACGTCGCGCTTCCGTGGTGGGAGTTGTTTGTTGAGGCGTTTGGGTGATTTATCCTTGGTGGCGAGTTTTGAAGTTGGTCGTTTCATTCCAAGGTGTTTTTCTTCTCGCCTTTTTGCTTCTGCAATGACGGCAATGTCCTGTTTGGTTTTCGGCTTATGGCAGCATTCTACTCCGAGAAGCTGGCCGTCCTTTGCGGTAAGGCGCTGGCTCTTATCAATCTCAAGTGCATCGGGTTTGATGTGATCGACGTGATAAGGCTTCTTGCCCAATATTAGACCGCACCCCTCACAGGCGATTTCGCCGTTTGGGAGCATGGCGCGCTTAACTATTTCGGCGTAAACTTTCTTACTGAATTCACGTCTAGCCATCACACATCCTCCGAGAAGTCAGTTGCGGACAGAACAATGTCTAGGTGCTGCGCAAACTCAAGATCGGTCAGCTGGCGCACTTCACGTGCAAGCTGAGTGTGCGTTTCCACATATCTTGCGGCGTTAGCTTTCGTACGGTGTGCATACGATGGAGCGCGTAAGGGAATGGCGGTCATGCTGCCTCCAAAAATGCTAGAGGATCGTAGCCGACAGCTTCGGCGAGCTTCGCCATTGCTTGATCCATGTAGGTGCAGAATTCCTCATGGTTCATGGCTTCGAACGAGATACTGTCAGTCGCGATGTAAGATGAGCCATCAAGGTTGTATCTAATCTCGACGTAGCCGCAGGCACGCTTAAGAGCGTCGTGGAGCTTTTCGGAAGTAGGCCATTTACCCGTGGCCTTGACGACTTCATTAAGAGCCTTCCAATAGGTCCGGAGCTGTGGCCTTGATCGTCTTGTCAGTGACACCAAGTTGAATTCCGTTCCGATGGGGGCAGCCAACAGCATTTCAGCATCGAACCCAGATACTGGCTGTAATCCTCTTGGCGTTTTCCGAACCACGATGTTGGGTTTTTCTTTTTTAGACATCACCTCCACTCCATGAAAAACGGGATTTCATCGTCGAGTTCGTTCGAGAAGTTGGCTGGTTTGCCTGCGTGGTGTGACGGTGATGCTTCGCCGCGCTCTTCCCGCTTGGGAGTGTCAAAATCGATCTCATTGATGCGGATGGTTGGATATGACTTGCCGTTGTGCTCGCGCATGCCAAAATCGCCATTTGCAGTAACGCGTGTTCCTTTGCGCAGATATTGCTCTAAGCTTTCGCCGCGCTTCCCCCAGATCGACGCGTCAAACCAGATAGTGCTTTTGTTCTGGCCGTATCCATCATCAACGGCGACTGTGAAGCCAAGAACAGCATCACCATTTTGTGTGCGACGCAGGATTGCGTCCTTGCCTATGCGGCCTGTGATTGTGATGTTTTTCATGATCAAGCCGCCTTCTGTTCTTCTGGGAGTGAGTTGCCGTAATCGGTGAATTCCTGCCTCAAATTCTCTTGCCAATCCGCAGGTAACTTGCGGCGAAGTTCCTTGCATTCTTCGTCTCGCCACCATCGGCGAAGATCGTCGCGCGTTGTATTGAGGCGCATTTCCTTTTCGAGGGCAGAATAAGTGGCACGGGCTTCGACATTCTTGGGTGCCGGCTTGTTTGCCTGCTCGTCTCGCCGATATTCTTTTTCGACTTCGGCTACGTACTTTTGGTCATCCCATCGTCCGAGAAAAATGTTGGCCGCTATACCAAGCTGAGATGCGGCTTTAATGATCGCATCTGTGAGGCTTTTCTTCGGAGCATCTTCATCCGACATGAGACCGTTGCGTGTTTTCATCAAAGCCTTGGTTTGACCGTAGGCTTCGTAATAATGCTCACGCTTGGTGTGCCAGAAGCGGACCCGGCACCAATGTAGAATTTCATCACCTAGCGGCGTGAAACCCTCTGTCAGCACCTCCCATCCGAACCCCTGACCGACGGGGCCAAACATGTCTGTAAGGCATTTGATGATATATTGCGGATTAGGGGACGTGCCTTTGTATGCTTTGCCGCTAATCGCCTTCGTGTATTGCGGATCAATATCCGCGTGGGCTTCCCATAGATCGAGGTTGCTCATTACTTGCTCCTGATCATCAAAGAGTGAACGCCAATGGAGAGATGCGCGCCGGGCAATTCGTTACCCGCCTCAAGCGCCTCCTTGATGGCTTTCATGTCTGGCTTCTTCTCAATGCGGTAAAAGCCCTGCGGTATTGCATCGAGGTCCGAAACTTCCGCTTTGACGCGGGGCGATATCACGCTGTAGGTCGCGAAGGGTGTAACGAGCTTTTCGACGTTGGCTGCGTTCAGGATTGCCAGCGACAGCGCTCGGTAGCCGTCTGCTTGCTTTTCAAAGCGTCGTTGACGGTCAGCCGCATCGTCCTTTTCCGATTTAGCACCGGCGGCGAGCGCTTCCGCTTTCCGAATGCGACGATATACACGGTGCAAAAACTCAATCGCACTGGTTTCACCGTCTATCATATCGACGCGCAATTCCTCGTCGTCAGCAAGCTCCGGATTGCCAGAGACAAGCTCTGCTATTTGTGCTTGGATGCTGGACAGATCGGCCTTGAGATAACGGTCAGTCATCCTGCCATCCTTTCACGCTCCACACGGCGTTCTTGGCGTGCGCGCATCAGTAAGCGTTTAGCCTTTTGCCAGTTTTCATCGAAGCTCCGGAAATAGCGCTCGGCATGGTCATCCATTCCGAGTTCCATGTACCCTCTGGCATCGGAGCGATAGGATAGTGCGGTACGGCGCTGTTTCTGCGCTGCCGTGAATAGGAGCTTCGAATAGGTCATGCTGCTTCCTTTCGATATTCGATTGCCTCAAGGGGGCAGATTTCGTTGAAAATGATGCGAAGCTGATCGCGGAGTTCGCGGGGCAGAGCGCGCTTTAAAAGCTGCTCGATTGCCTCCAGCTTCTCATCATTGGTTGTGTTGGGGCTTGTGGCCGTTTGAAACAGCTTCACGCCTTCTATGGTGAGGTGATCAGTCATCTCAGCACCCCACCGCCAGCACCAGAAACGGCGCGACTAATGCGAAAATCGGAAGGGTGATTGCTTCAAGGCGAGTGAGGTAAGGCATGATCACACCCCACGACGGTCAGTGAAGGCGCTATCAGAGCGGCAAGCTTCAAACGTGGCAGCATCAATGGCTACGCGAGGACCAGTGCCATTCTCCCAAGCTGCTTTTGACCGCATGAATTTCACGTCACCCCAAGCTTTCTCAAGGCAGATTGCGAAGTCCCTAGCGTTGTAATCGGCTGGTACATTTTGCCAGCGACCATTAACGCGCTTGGTTTTCGTGTTGCTCAGCCGGTACATGCGATAGCGGCTATGGGCGCGGATCATGACCTCTGATTGCAGGCTGGTGTCGCGGGTTTTGTCGACCGGCTTCATTAGGCCTGTCAGCGCTTTCGCAAGGTCGTTTCCGGTGACTTGGTATGTCGTTTGCATTTTCTGCTCCCAACTCGGTTGTTGAGAGCAATGTGACACGCTATGGCGTGGCAGTCAACTGTAAAAACACGCTATAGCGTTTTAATTGTATTGCCCACCCCCCGCGAACCGTGTAGAATCAGTTGCAAAGAATGAGGTGCGATGGCTTCCCAATCTTTCTCCGATTTGCTTCACTGCGATGGGGAGTGGAGGGGGAGTAAATGGGAAAGCAACTCGTTCTAAAGTTTGACGGCGGGAAAAGTGCACAGCACGTTATCAGTATGGGGGAGCTCGGACGGTCACTCACCGGAATTGATAAAATTTCAAATGCCGGGCTGATCCTCTTTGCAGAAGGAAGGTTGCCCAAGAGAGGTGAGCGATCTGTTTTATTGGTTGTCGCATCGGAACCTAAGAAATCATCCGTATCTATTGCGTCAGCGCTCGAACAGGCCCCCTGGGTTCTTCCGCTTGTGAATGAATTGATTGCCAATCACGGCGTAGAGCTTCTTAAGCAGTTTATCAGTTGGGTTCTCATGCACTTAGGCGGAAGAAAGAAAGAGGCGGATGTGCATTTTCAGGAATTGATGTCCTTAACGCGTGAATTGAACGCCTCGCGAGATAGTTCTGATGAAAGATGGCACCAGACCTTGTTGGCTTTCGTCGATAAATTCGCACCCGCCGCGCGTGACGCTGTGACTCCAGTTGGCGGAACCGCGCGTAGACTTGTCATTTCTTCAGACGATGGGAGTGCTATTGCAGAAATTGATGAGCCAACAGCAGATGCGATCCGGGCGAGAAAAGGTGATGAAGTGGAAGATCTCATTGAATTGATCGTAAAGGTTGATGGCATTAGCCACCATAAAAAGCAAATTCAGGTAGAAAATCCAGAAGAGCCTGGCAGGTTTATCAATGCCGATGTTCGTGACCCTGTGATGGATAACGCGCCAAACATTTATTCAGAAGCAGCAAACGTGAAGGGAAGCCTTCGCGTTCAAGCGAAAAAAGTACGTAGAGAAGGCCGACTACATCGGCTCTACATCATGGATGCAACTCAAGTGTAAGGAATGCCGCACATATCCTAACGATCCGGGGGGGCGTGCCTCGGATTGTATGTTCCATCATCACGCGTCAGACAAACATCATGATCACGACGCCGCCCAATATCACAAAGATCAGGCCGGAGATTAACATCGGTCTCAGTGTGCTGCCTTGTGAGTCTCCACCGCTGGACTGGTCGCCGGATATGGATATGTCGCGCTCCTGCGAATGATCCTCTTTTGCCATGGTGCGCCCTCCAAGACATAAGCATACAGAATTGAGCTTGATACGTTAACCCAAAAACACCTTCCGTCTCGCCAGTTGCTGAAACACGGACATTCGTCATAAGGTTATTTTATGATTACATTTCCTTGGTGGGCGGCCATAATTATCGTCATGTCGATCTACTGGCCGATTACCGTAATGGTGGCGGGGACGTTAGTCGTGACCGCATTTTTGGGGACGAAAAGCGTTGGATGGCGAACGGCTTGGATCGTGCTTGCTGTTCTGATCGTTGCCCCGGTTATCTGGTTCTACACGCTCGCATAACAGCGAACTGTGCTAAATGGTGGTAATAAAATACACCATTTCTATGGCAATCGTCAGATGAACGTGCTATATATGTTTTAGCAGTCAAGCGCCGGACAACCCAAAGCATTCGAAAGATTGCAGGCGAGTAATCGCAATTATGGGCCGGGGGGCTGCTTTTTTATTTCCATAATTCGACCATCCTCAATTGCTCTGGGATAAGTTCGCATTCTTCGTGATTAGGAAGAATTTTTATTCCATAGCTTAAATAGTTGTTATCGCGACGGTAAATGATGGGGCGCAATATCTCCGCGTAGCGTTGTTCACAATTGCCGTACATATCTAGCTCTAACCCTGATGATATTGAGGACGCTACTATATCGGCGAGTTGCAATGAAGCATTACGGCTATGATCTTGCGCATCTACCGCCGAAATATCGATAACAGGCCAATGAATGCTGCTACCTTCACGCCCTTTGTTTTTGAGCCGCGTCAAATAATCTCTAAAATCATTGTAATTCATCCCTCCACGGCGAGAGAACATTATAGCCACTTGGCCATTGCCCTCTGGGACTTGAGGGCGCATATCTCTACATAACCACGACACGCGCTCGATTAAGTAGCGACAAAGATAAAAATAGAGTTGGTTTTTCTTAGAATATATCCCTTCCGGAATTTTTCCTTTTGCAAGATAAAATGCTGACAGCGCGCACAGGTTTCTCAGCAAGGGTCTGAGCCGCTACCAGTTTTTGCCCATGATTCAAATGAGCGAAATGGATCTCACGGCTTTTTTTGTCCGGCATTTTAGCAAGGATCTCATCTCGCCATTTTACAGCTTCTAGATAATTCGATTTACGAAAGAGTAGGGCGGAAATGACAAGCCAGTGCGACGACCCACCCCTGCTGCCTACGGTCCGGAAATTTCTAAACCCATCGTCGCCGGATTCATCTATGAATGCTACATAGCTATGTGACACGGAAAGCGCCTACAGTTAGTAAGTAAAAAAGGAGCCAGCGGCTTTAGTTTTGCAAGGCAAGCTAAATAAGTTTTACTTTTTCGGCAACAAATACACCGCCAGCACCGCCACAAGCAGCACTATGCCCAACCCTTCCGCGAACGAATACCAATAAGCTCACCTGATAGACGCCGCTGTCCAACAAGGAGCGGCATGCGTAAAGCATTGCCTTAAGAATGAAGTGTGTGCGTCTGTGCAAGGTTGCCCCCAATAATCCACAACCAGAATTTGCGTCTATTTTCGCGCTCAACGCAAGATGTAGCGGCGACAATAAACTTATCCCCGCCTCTTAACCATCCGTTATCCTAGTTCTTGATTTGTTCTGTGAATCAATGCAGCATAAGTGTGGAGCGGAGGAAGTGATGAGAGAAATGGCACAATTCTTATCAAAATGGCGGGTCTTAACAGAGGAAGAGAAGTGGAAATTCATTCGTCTTCTTGACGATTGTGATCTTCAAGTAGAACAGAGAGTGCCTTACGCCGCTCCGCGCTCGCCGAGGAAAGATGTTTCATGATTTCAAGGTCGGCACCGGATAACTTGAAACCCGTCAGTACGTATACAGCACTGGCGCTTCCAAGAACCTCAAGAATGGCCATAAATTTATCCACGGTCGGGCGCTTGCCGTTCTTGACCATCTGCTGAACATAATTCTCGCCGCACTTGGCCGCTAGGCTGATGGCCTTCATGCCACGTCCATCTGCCTCGATAAGCTCAACGAATCTTTCGAACCACTTGTTATCCATGTGTTTTATATAGCATGTGTACGCTTTTGCGTGTTGGACGTTATAGCGTGTCTTGACTGACACGCTTTAGCGTGGCATTGTGCATTTATGAGCACGAAACTTTTAAACGACATCGAAGAATTTCTGTCTGAAACGGGCATGAGTGCGTACACGTTCGGGTTTGAAGCCGTTCGGAACGGGCGCCTCGTCGAAAGACTGCGTATGGGGCGAAGAGTTTGGCCTGAAACGCAAGCAGAAATTCGTGCGTTCATGCGAGTGGAGAGATCAAAGCGCATCTCTAAGCGCCAGCGCAAGAATGCGAGGGCGGCATGAACTGGCAATACGTTGCATCTTCTGTGATTGCCGAGGTTCACAAGAGCCTCCCGTCCGACGCCGATCTCAAAACTCGCAAGAGGGCGTTGAGGCAAGCACGTCCATACGAGTTTCGTGTCACCAGTTGGGGTCGAAAGGTTTGGGCAAAGCATGCTCGCAACTACCTCGAAAAGCACGGTTTAGAGCCGCTTGCTATGAAGCGCGGTAATAGTCTGCCTTTGTCTCCTCTGGAGCGCATGATGCAGAAATCCCTTTCCCCTTCATCTGCCCCGTTAGCCTCCTCCCAAGCGGCAGATGAAGAAAGCCGAGACGCAACCCCTCCCAACGTCTCGGCTTCCTCCTTTGGACAGGACATGCGGCGATGAGGAACTTTGTCGCTGTCCAATTCTCAAATCTTCAATCTGGTGCGGTTCGCACTGGTAACGGATGCCGGTGGCAGGGCTGGGGCTTTCCCGTCTGCAACCTTGAACACGGCAGGTCTCTGCTTGCCGTCATCCGTTTTATTCTCTCGGGCTTTCGCGGCTTTGCGAGCGTTTTGCAGAACTCTCCAGACCGCGTTCCCTACATGCTCCAATCCCAATCTCCTGCGTTCGTTTCGTTTCAGATCGTTCCCTACGACCTGAAACCTAGCGAAGGATTTTTGGCATGGGGTGCAAAGAATTTCAGTCAATGGAACATCAATTGGCTTCGGAGCGCAAAGTTATGAGTAGCTGCGAACTAGTGGATAGAGCCGGACAGTATGTCCGAGACATGACGGAGAAAGAAGCAAGAGGGTGGGGCGATCATAGCCGTGCTCTCAAGCGCCTTAGCCGTCGATATGGCTTGTCTTATTGGACTTTAAACAATCTGCGCATTGGCCGCTCAAAGACTGTGGAAGCGTCAGTCTTTAGTCGCGTCCGTTCAGCTTATCTGGATTTCTGCGAGCGCCAGATTGCGCAACTTCAACACGAATTAGAACTCGAAAGAGCGGTGAGCAGTGATGCTGATATGGAGGATTTGGTCGGCGAGGCTTCGCAGCTTTTGGCGAAGGTTCGTCAAGAGAAGGAAGCATCGGCGTCTCTTCATCGAGCCAAGGTCAGGAGATGACGAATGAACTGGTTAGAGACCTTCATAATCGCAGCCGGTGCCGTTCTTGTCGCCGCATCTCTTATCTCGCTGATCAGCCTCTATTTTGCATGGAGTGTGATGTGATGATCACCTACCAGCAAAAGCTAGATCGGGTCGAGAAGATCATCCGCGAAAAGCAGTTGTGGATTAGTCAATTCTCGTCGGGTCGCAACAAGCGCCCTGATCATGAGATCGACAACCGCCAGCAAGACGTGAATGTGCTTGAGGAAATTGCTGTCGATTATCGCCGTGCAATTGCCAGACAGGCAGAAAGCGAGGCGGCATGAGATACGCAGCCAAACGAGATGCCGTAGAGCCGGAAATTGTCATGGCACTTCAACGTTGCGGCTTTTCGGTCATCCGAATGGATACGCCTGTTGATCTTCTCGCTGGCTTTCGTGGCGTTTCCTATCTGGTCGAAGTCAAAAGCGGATCGAAGGGTTACGCCAAATCCTTAAACCCAAATCAGCAGACCTTTGCCGCTCAATGGAATGGTGGGCCAGTTTATATCCTTCGTAGCTCCGACGACGCTATCGCTTGGGCGCAATCTGTTGCTGCCAATGATGATCTTGGAGAATGGCAGCATATCGCAGACCCCGTGAACGCAATCATTAAGAAGCTGAGGGCGCCACGATGAATGCTATTCCCACTAAAACTGAGTTCGTCATTGAGATTGAGCAGGAAGTTCTCGGCACGCTGTTGATGGGGACGGATTTTCGCCGTGTGCAGTCAATTCTCGAACCTTATCACTTTCTTGAACCTTCTCACGCAGAGATTTTCGCTGCCATTAAGACTGCTTTTGAGCGTATGAATTCCACCAAAGCCAATGTAGTGATCAAGCTGATTGGCGAGGATTTTCAGGAAGACTTTAAGACTAAAACTGGCTCCACGCTCATGTCCTACATGGCGAATATGGCAACCAACGCTGTATTCGGTCCCCCGTCATTAGAGAATACCGCAAAACGCATAGTTGATCAGTGGGCAAAGGCACAAATCGCCAAAGAGGCTGCCATACTTTTGGAAGCAGCGAATGATCCAGCATCAAGCCCTATCGAACTGGTTAAATCTTGCGGGCTGGCATTCGATGATATCCTCGCCGATGTTCGGCGCGGTCCTCGGCGGAAGTCGCAGCTTTCTATTAAGGACGCCACACAGAATGCATTCGCTGCCGCCAGAGAAGCTCAGGAACGCGGCTCTGGGCTTACCGGCCTCACATGGGGCCTTGTTGACGTTAATCGCGCAACGGGCGGAATTCACAAGCGCGACCTTACCTTGATCGGTGGCCGTCCTTCTATGGGAAAAACGACTGTTGGTCTTTCCACCTGTCTTAAAGTCGCACAGGCGGGGCACGGCGTGGGCTTCATCTCCCTTGAAATGGATGCTGACAAGCTGGCGGCACGCGCTGCCACTGATTATGCCTATGATTGGGACGTCAAAGTTCCGTATCAAGATTTGATCACTGGCAATGCGTCATTGTCTGATCTCGACAGTCTGCAAGCTGCGTCAAGCAGGCTCGATGATCTGCCCCTGCTGATTGAAGAGCAGTCCGGCCTCTCAATGACCGATATTCGCATCAAGCTCGAAAGCATGATGTTGAAGATGGAAGAAGCTGGCACCCCTTTGGAAATGCTTATGATTGATCATCTGGGGCTGATCAGAGCATCTAACCGCTATTCGGGCAACCGTACCAATGAAATTGCCGAGATGACAGCAGGGCTTAAATCCATGGCCCGAGAGTATGGAATTGCTGTTGTTCTCTTATCTCAGCTTAACCGTGGCTTGGAAAGCCAGGCAGACAAGCGCCCTCAGCTGTCATCGCTTCGTGATAGTGGCGCAATTGAGCAGGACGCTGACACGATCATCTTTCTTTACCGAGAGGCCTATTACCTCCTGCGTGAAAAGACGGACGACCCGTCAAAGCAGGCTGACATCGCCGCTAAGCTTCTCGACTGCGAGAATAAACTTGAGTTCGCCATAGCCAAACAGCGCAACGGGCCAGTCACTTCAATTGACCTGTTTGTTGATGTTGCCTGCTCGGCTGTCCGCAACATGGAAAGGTACTACTAATGAGCTTCCAAGCAATGACGTGGGCTGTAAAGCAGAAAGTCGGCAATGCCACAGGCAAGGCCATACTGTTGATGCTCGCAAATTATGCAGACGATGAAGGTAAGTGTTTTCCGGGACAGGAGAAGCTTGCAGCTGAGTGTGAATGCTCGCCTCGGACGGTGCGGGAATGGCTCGATAAGTTTGAGAAAATGGGCATTGTGAAGCGGGAAGAGCGTCGTCGCGAAGATGGATATCGCACGTCTGACTTGATCGTTTTGGACCTCGAAAGCTCACCGGCAGCAATTTCCCCGGAGAATAACAACAATCTCACCGGCAGTTCCTTCCAATCTCACCGGCAGGAAACTCCGAGTAACCTATTAGTAGAACCATTAGATAACCATCAGCAGCCGCGCGCGGGGGCAGGCAAGCCAGCCGACGACCTGTCGATCCTTCAAAGCAAACTTGTCGAAGCAGCTGGAGATAAGATCCACCCTCACGGTGTTTTTGATCTCAGTGCGATTATTGGCTTGATCTCGAACGGCGTGGATTTGGAAACCGATATTCTTCCAACCATCAGGGCCAGAGTAGCGACCATGCAGCGTCCAGCACGTGGTTGGGCTTATTTCGCCGACGCCATCAAGGACGCCTACAATCGCCGAATTCAGGCAGGAGAGGGGCTGGCCAAGCCGGTGCGAGTAGTCACCCCTGACGAGGACATGGCCCCTGAAACGCTCGAAGCAGAATGGCAAAAGCGGCTGAGCTACGCTCGCCGGAACCGTAGTTGGTTTTCCGCTGTATGGGGACCAATGCCGGGAGACGCGGGGTGCAGTGTTCCATCCAGCTTACTGCAAACCACAGACGGCAAGGATAAACACGGTTTCCGCTGGGACGATCAATCGCGGAGGATTGCGTAATGCAGGAACAACAAATGATCCAAGAGTTTATTTCCCTGCATGGCGTGCGTCGGTTTGAGCAAGGGGATTCTTCCAGCTTTCACCGCGTGTCTACCTTCCTCGCTGAGTACGGCTACACAGTGTCAGGCTCCCCAATGGGGATGGTGAATGTTCGTCAAGGCCGCGGCAGACCAAAGCGAATGGGTATGGCAAAGCTTATCACTTTGGCGGACGAGATTAGAGTTGCGCAGGGCTTGGAGCCTTTTAGAGCAATTCGCAAACGGCATCGTAATTAGGCGACGAGGAACACATGGCGGCGAAATCCAAAACCGAGCGGCGGAACGAGAAGAAGGCGAAGACCTGGCAGCCCAAGGAAGACGTTGTTTTCATTGACGTTGAAAATCCATTTTACAGCCGTGCGCATAACGTCAGCAGGACGAACCCTAGATTTATCAAGGCATCACACAATGTAAAAGAAAGCGCCATCACAAGCATGGCGGCGCGCGGTCATCTGTCAGTTGCGCAGGTTCGGGCAGCGAAGACATTCTGTTCGCTCTGGGAGGCGCTAGGCGGCTCAGGCGCGCGCGCTATTGATTATTCCAGAGAGCCTGTAGACGGAGGTAAAAACCCAGAGGCGATGACTGATAAGCAGATGCGGGCAGGGCAAGAACTCAAGAAATGCTCATCGCTACTCGGCGTCCTTGGGTATGAGCTCGTTTGCAAGATTGCAGGCATGGGTATGTCTCTGGAAGACGTTGCAGGGAAGGAGCGCCGCCGCCGTGACCATGCCGCAGACAGCCTCCGGGGGTGCTTGGAGGTATTAGCTGTGCATTGGGGGTATTCAAATGCCAAGCTCAGGGGGTGGACGGCATAGAGCACCCCGCCGAAGCAGAGTGTTTACCAGCCGTGCTTATCAAGCCAGATATGGAGGAAATAAAGAATGCCGGCGTATGCTAGGACAGTTAACGGGCCACCGATAAACCACCAAAATTCAGCGGTGGTCATGGGTTATTCCATATGCTTTGCGAAATAAAGCGCCCAAGCGCCGATCAGCAAGCCGCCGACTGGCATGATAAGTAGGGAAATCATTTCTAACGTGGTCATGGTTTCATCCTCTTGAGGATCGTGCTTGCCATATAATGTAAGCCACCGGATGCCAGAACGCAAATCGAACTCATCAGGATGAGAAACAGTGACGGCCCGGAGCTATTATATAATGCCGAAAAAATAGGGGCTAATCCGCCGACAGCAAATACGGCAATACCGATGCCGTTTAGGTATGTCGCCAGCAGTTTAATTCGCTCGTTGTGGATCAGGGTCATTTGGCTTAAATTTCCCTCTTAAAATGGAAAGTCGTCGTAATCCGTCCATGTTTCTGCAAATGAATTATAATATTGCACTTTACCAGTGTCATATATGCGGTACTCCTCTCCGCTAGATACTTTAAATTGAACCGCATTTGATAGGAATGAAATTTTAGTCACCAATGGATGGCCGACCAAAACATCCTTCGAGACCTCGGAAGGCATCTTTAATGTGGTTAACCGGGACGTGAACCTTTTTATAATGGTATCTGGACTGTCCCGATACAGAAGAGCCTCGTCAAGCAGTTTACGAACGGCTTCAACTTCTGATGGATAACCCTTCTCCTTCTGAAACTGAACAATGCGATCCACAAGTTCCTGGGGCAGTACGTAAACGCGCCGAAGTGTTGCTTCTTTATCTTTAGACATAGATATCACCAATTGCTTTGTCATTATGGTTGACATGGTCTTGACAACAAAACAATTGTCATTCAAATTGACATTGCAATGTTAACGGAGGGTGATTTGCCATCAGCGTACAAAGAAGCAAGGCGACAAAAACAGTCTAACGAACGGATTGTGTTTCTAATGTCGTCAGATGAATTGAAGGCTCTTGACGAATGGGGCGTGCCTGCGGGAATGCGGAGCCGCGCCGAAGCGATCAGGGTTCTCATAAGAAAAGGGCTGGAGGCTGTATCTCATGCGAACAGCTAAGGCCAAAACATCGGCGGGGTTCAATGCCGTAGGAAGCTCAACCCCGCCGATGTGGAAACCACGCAGACGTTTGCGCGTCCGCGTAATCATCAACTCGGTATTTGAGGTACCAAGATGACCGAGATAACAAATATCACAAATAACACGTCCGTGACAATGTCCAGCCGCGAGATTGCGGAATTGACCGACAAGCAGCATCGGAACGTAAAGCGCGATATTGAAAAGATGCTGGTTGACCTTGGGGAAGATGCGCTCAAATTTGAGCACATCTATCTCGACAGCATGAACCGGAAGCAATCCGAGTATCGCCTTGACCGCGAATTGACCGAAGTTTTGCTGCTCGGATATAGCGCGCAGCTCAGGCGGAAGGTACTTGCTCGCCTTCGTGAGCTGGAAGGTATCGCGACAAATCCGACACAGGCGCTCAATGATCCGAATACACTTCGTCATCTTCTTCTGGAGAATGTTGAAAAAGTAATCGCGCTTGAAAGTCGTGTTGAGGAAATGCAGCCAGCGGTTGACGCTCTTGAACAAATCGCGGAAGCGCACGGCAGCATGAACCGGACGGAAGCAGCAAAGCATCTCGGCATTGCCCCTCATATGCTTTGCCGTTGGATGAGAACCAACGGCTGGACCTACCGTCGACCGGGATCAAAAGAAGATTTGGCGTATCAGTCCAAAATCAATGCTGGTTATCTGGAGCATAAAGTGAGTACTGGGCCTAAGCCGGACGGAACAGAGTGGATCGGAACGCAGGTTCGCGTCACTCCGAGAGGGTTAACCGTTCTTGCGAAGGCATTCCCTCAAGCGGCGAGGGCCGCATAATGCCCCTCGATATAGCCAAGTTCCTCGCCAAGTGGCGGACTCTTACCGAAACCGAAAAGTGGGCCTTCATCGCCAAACTCGATCAGAAGGAGGCGACCCAATGACACCCGCCCAACTTTTTGCATCGCTGAGCGCTGAGGATAAAATGAAAATCCTCAACGTTCTCCGCAGCTTAGTGAAAAAGGAGGGCGCATAATGTTAAAAGCCCCTCCATTCAACAAAGCAATACTTGATGCACAAATCAAGGTAGCGGAAATCAAAGTGGTAGCTGATCGACTTGCTGAACTAATGAAAGAGGTCCACGGCGGCAGCGCCAGAGTCGATATCAAGCACGATGCCGGAATGATCCTGATTACTACCGTTTAACAGAGCGCCCTACGGGGCGCTTTTTTAATAAATCCTTGACATGTGTGCATGGGATTGGCATGATTCGTTTAAGGTGCAGAGTTGCGCCCAGATTGCAGCGGCTTACGGGCCGCTTTTTCATTGTTGACAGGATGCTCCGACACTGAAAGCATCAGAAGCATGTTGTTACGGGCTTTCTTCCTATTCGTTGTTGGATTTATTCTTACGGGTTGCGGTAACTGCAACATGTTGGGGGGCCGACAGTCAGCACACTGTAATGCTGGATTGGCCACAGGATTAGTCCTTGCCTCCCCTGTCTTAATTCCGATGGCGATAGCCGATGACGCAAGGGCGAGTTCAGTTCCAGCGCGACCGATTCAAAAGTTTGAGCCAAAGACTGAAAGAGAAAAAGAACTGTATCGTGCAGCAGGCGGGAAAATCTAGCAGTGAGGAAGATCGGAACTTCGATTGGGCTCAGGCACGGAATGAAAGACGCCGACAAAGGTGTGCTGAGAGGCAGAAGGCGGCTTAGCGGCTTACGGGCCGCATTTTTATTATTGATTAACTATTGCTTGCGGTAGATTTCAAAATTGACGCTATTCGGATAGGTGTTGCTGAATAACTACAGACATTTCTTTCAGATTTAATAATGTGTGTTCAATTATTTCATTAGTCTGGAGAACACAATGAATACTAAAGCTCTTCTTCTCGCTTCTACAGCCTTCTTTGTTGGCGTCGCAGGTGCAAATGCTGCCGACGCAATCGTTTATCAAGAACCTGCTCCAATCGTCGAGGCCGCTCCAGTGTTCTCATGGACCGGTGCGTACATCGGCGGACAAGTGGGATACGGCTGGGGGCGTTCCACATTTAGCGATGAAGTAGATACCCTTCGGGTAAAGCCAGACGGCTTCCTCGGTGGCCTTTATGCCGGCTATAACTTTGACATGGGTAACAACTTTGTTCTCGGTGTGGACGGTGATGTCACCTATAATGACCTTGAGGCAGGTTACAGTGAAACCGATCCAGATTTTGACATTACTGCAAATGTAAACAGTAAGCTTCGTTGGTCAGGTGCTGTGCGTGCACGCATGGGTGTCGCAATGGACCGCTGGATGCCATACATCGCGGGTGGTGTTGCGTTCGGTAGCGTGAAGAATTCAGCGTCGATCTCTGACGGTGTGGAAAGCATTGGTGTTTCTCAGAGCAAGACACTCACCGGTTGGACTGCTGGCGCGGGTGTGGATTACGCTGCAACGGATAATGTCATCGTGCGCTTGGAATACCGTTACACCGATTACGGTCACAAAGATTTCAGAGTTGGGAATGAAGATTTCAGCTTCGAGGCCCGCAACAAGTTCAAGACCCACGATATTCGTCTTGGTGTCGCTTACAAATTCTAAATAGAGACTGATTTAATCCAGAGCCGCCTTGTTCGCAGGGCGGCTTTTTCTTTGAGGCAACACTTCAACGGAATGCGAGGCGGTGAAAGCCGTGAAGGTTGCGGTTCGTTCGTGGCCGTTACTCGCAAGTAGCTGACGGCCAGCGAAGATAGCCGTAGTCGGTTAATGGTGGCGTAAAGACGTTGTGAGAGCCTCGCCCAAAAGGGTCCGACTAGCGCACATATCCTCCCTCATGCAGTACCGCCCCACCTATAAGGGTAGCGCGAGCCATGAGGGATAACATCGCGACAGGCGAACAGGCTTGCGGATTGTTAGCTTCGAGGACTTATGAAACAATTAAGTTTCGGCCTTTGTCTTTAGCGATGTACATTTTCTCATCTGCTTCCAGTAATGCGTCATTTAGGTTGAAGCCAGGCTGACAGATACTGATGCCGATACTCGCAGAAATGTGTATTTTCAGATTATTTGGCGCGATGACCCTTAACGAGTTGATTTTTTGCCTGACAGTTTCTGCAAACTGGGCGATCTGTTTTGGATCGGGCGTAGAAATAAATACGCTAAATTCCTCTCCGCCTAATCTGCCGACAAAGCCGGTGTTCTTGGTTAAGTTTGACAGTAAGAGACCAACTTTACGCAAAGCATAGTCGCCGGTTGCATGTCCATGTGTGTCATTAATTGCTTTGAAATGGTCGAGATCGATAAACAGCAGCCCACCGGCTTCGCCGCTGTCGCTGGCTTCAGAAAGCCGCTCGAAGAAGGCCTGCCTATTTAGCGTCTCGGTTAAGTAGTCTCGGCGCAAGTTCTTTAGTAGCTCACTATGAGTTTTTTTTAATTCTTCATGTGCGGAAATTAATTCCTGCTTAGCGATACGTAATCGTTCTGAACTCAAATGATGGAGAGCAGACACCGGAGCAGCAACAGCCAACGGACAGACAATTGTCATGATCAACCCGGCTCCGGCGAGCTTTCCTCCTAGAGGCGGAACTAGAATACTTGATATTAGAAGTGATAAAGCTATCGCTAAAATAGTAGTAGCAAACGTTTTTATTGCAATTCGTTGATAGTTAATCATGACGGCAATTCATAAACTCAAGGGCTTAAAGGTGAGGTCTGCGGCTCTTATCGTTTCAGCTTGATTAGTTCAGTATGAATTCACGATCGGAATAGAACAGCTTCTCGTGTTAAAGCAAGAAGCATTTTCTTTTGGCGTAATTTCTTATTTTTATTGGAGAGGGCAGGTGTTCCGTGGATTATGTAAGGTGGCTCATATCGCTGTTGACACCGCGACCATGCCGGTAGCTCTCGCAGCAGACATTGTGACACTCGGTGGTGAGCTTACTGACAGGCACGAGCCTTATGCGGTGTCCAAAGCGAAGAGTATTGCTGAGAAGGCGGAAAGCCTGTTCAACATTGATGGTGATCAATGAAGGATAGCCGTAAGTCCAGCACTCAGCGTGGATATGGCTATAAGTGGCAGAAGGCGCGGGAAGACTTCCTCAGCCATCCTGACAACGTGCTTTGCGTCATGTGCACAGACAGAGGCATCACCACAGTCGCCACCGTAGTAGACCATATCATTCCGCATAAGGGTGATATGAAGCTGTTCTGGTCTCGCAGCAATTGGCAGCCATTGTGCAAGCCATGCCATGACCGGGACAAGCAGGCCATCGAGAAGGGCGGAACACCTCGACCCGACATCGGCGTCGACGGGTGGCCTGCCTAGCGATTCACTTTTAGGTTGAGGTGTGATAGAAAATAAACGGGCCGCTCTGGTGTTGGAAGCACCTCGGCAGCCCTGACCAGAAACGACGATTGGAGCGTCGAATGGCTATCAGGCAAATAACATGCCGGCAATGTGCTGCGCAAATCAAAGTTTCAAAAGGGTGGAAGAACGGTCGGTTCTGTTCGGTATCGTGCAGGGATAAGCACTACCGGCAGCGATCTGGCATTGAGCCCCGGTGGCCTGACGGCATCCCTGCCTGTCATAAGACCCATGTGTGCCGTTGGTGTGAAGTCGAGTTCCAGCCTAAACGAGCAGGCCGCACGACCTTCTGCTGCGTCGAGTGCTCAGTAGAGTGGAGAGCCGCCGTAGCGCGGGTAACGAAGCGCGCAGTCTACAGGGTGCGTGTGCGGCGTCCTGCTGAGAAGCCCACTCCGGTCAGGCTATGCCGAACATGCAATGAAGTACCAATCGGGAAGGGCAAGCAGCGGTGTGACTCCTGCAAGCAGGTAGCGTCTGCTGAAACAAGGCGGCGCAACCGAGAGAAGATGAAAGCGAGTGGCATGCTTCGAGCCTATAGGAAGGCTAGGAAGCTGCGTCTTCGCGGCGTGACAGTCGATCTGGTGAACCCGCTCACGGTACTAGAGCGCGACAAGTGGCGATGCCAACTATGTGGAATTAAAACACCACGTCGCCTTAGAGGTACGTATGAGCCGAACGCACCCGAAGTGGATCACATACTGCCAATATCTCAAGGCGGCGAACACTCATACACCAATGTTCAGTGCGCATGTCGGCAGTGCAACATCGCCAAAGCGGGCAAGCCTCTAGGGCAAACTCTGCTGTTTGGGTGAAGCATGACGGGGGGCGGCCAAGAAGGCTAGACCCCTCCGCTTCTAGACCGATGGCGGTCAACAAAAACTATAAACCGTAACAGAAAACTTTTTTCATTCAGGATTGGTGGATAATGGCAAAGCGCGGCAGGAAGTCTGCAGCGGCGCTAGAAATCGCGCACGCTCCTGGCTCTATTGAGACTATCGAGCGCCCCGACGCACCTTATGATTTAACGGATGAGCAAGCGGAAGAATGGTGGGCGGTGGTTAATCGGCTTCCCGCTGATTGGTTTCCTCGTGAGACGCATGCAATGCTCGCAGACTATTGCAGGCATGTAGTGAAGTCGCGTCGCATATCGCAATTGGTGAATGATGCGGAAAACGCGCCTGAGATCGATGTTGGCACTCTCGATAAGCTTTACAAAATGGCTGAGCGTGAGAGCCGGGCAATTTCGTCGCTCGCTACCCGGATGCGCATATCGCAGCAAGCTACTTCCACACACCGGGCCAATAAGGGTACGAAAGGCATGAGGAAACCTTGGGAAAGCTAACCCGTGCTGAGCGGAATATCGCTTGGTGTGAGCGCTTTATCCGCATACCCGAAGGACGGTTCGTCGGCCAGCCGCTAAAGATGGCCGAGTTCATGAAGGATGACTTCCGCGCTATCTTCGATAACCCGCACGGTACGCGTCGGGCGATCATCACGAGAGGCCGCAAGAATGCCAAGACCGTTGAAACAGCAATGCTCATGTTGCTGTTTTTATGCGGACCGGAAGCCAAGCCTAACTCGCAGCTATTCAGTGCCGCGCAGTCTCGAGAGCAGGCGGGCGTTCTATTCGCTCTGGCTGCGAAGATGGTGCGCCTGTCGCCGGACCTGTCGTCAGTCGTTACTGTCCGTGACACTGCCAAGCAGCTTTATTGTGCCGAACTAGGGACGCTCTATCGGGCGTTGTCGGCGGAAGCATCAACCGCGTTCGGCTTATCCCCCCGTTTCGTTGCGCATGACGAACTGGGCCAGGTGCGCGGTCCACGTTCAGAATTGTACGAGGCTCTTGAGACTGCAACGGCGGCGCAAGACGATCCACTGTCAGTTATTATTTCGACACAAGCGCCGAAGGAAAGCGACTTGCTGTCGGTGCTTATAGATGACGCCAAGACTGGCGCAGACAAGCGCACAGTGTTGCGGATGCAGACGGCACCGGAAGACTTGGACCCGTTCTCAGTTGAAGCTATCAGGGCGGCTAACCCCGCTTTTGATATATTCATGAACCAGACGGAAGTGCTGGCAATGGCTGAGGATGCAAGACGGATGCCGTCTCGTCAGCCTGAGTTTGAAAACCTTGTTCTCAACCGTCGCGTTGAGATGCACTCGCCCTTTGTATCTCGCTCGATATGGGCAGCTTGCGGCGATCCCGTAGCCAAGCGCTTCGATGGTCCTGTCTATGGCGGGCTTGACCTATCGAGCGTCAATGATCTGACGGCGAAGGTTTATGTCTCGTGGGTTGACGGCCTCTGGCACGTCAAGCCAACGTTTTGGTTGCCCGGAGAGGGGCTGGTTGAGAAGTCGCGCAATGACCGTGTCCCTTATGATATTTGGCACAAGGATGGTTTTTTACGAACCACGCCCGGGCGCACTGTTGATTACGAGTTTGTAGCGGCAACGCTTTTTGAAGACTGCCAGCATATGGATGTTCGTAAGATTGCCTTCGACCGATGGAACTGGCGACATTTAAAACCATGGTTACTCAAAGCAGGTTTTACGGAAGACCAGCTTGAAGGCGATAACGCCATCTTTGAGCAGATGGGGCAGGGCTACCAGTCCATGTCCCCAGCCCTCAGAGATTTGGAAAGCGATTTGCTGGATGGCCGCATTGCGCATGGAAACCATCCGGTTCTGACAATGTGTGCGGCTAACGCTGTGGTGACCGCTGATCCCGCAGGTAATCGAAAACTGGATAAAGCAAAAGCCACGGGTCGCATTGATGGTATGGTCGCTCTAGCCATGGCGCGTGCGGTTGCTGGCACTTATCAGGAAAACGAGGATGCCGGGATGGATGATTACTTCAAGAGCCTGGCAGGTGTATAGTGAACCTATTGCAACGCATGGCCTATAAAGCCGCGACTACGGTTTTGCGGAACCTGACTGTTCGCGAGCCGGATGGCTGGCACACGGACGAAATGCGCGGCGATGCTGGTGAGATCGTAACGAGTGAGTCAGTGCTCGGCCTTTCGGCTGTATGGGCGTGTGTGAACCTCCTTTCCGGCACTATCGCCAGTTTACCGCTCATGGTTTATCAGCGAGACCGGGATGGCGAGCGCGTGGTTGCGAAAGATCATCCGCTCTACCGTGTCCTGCACGACAGCCCGAACTACGATCAAACGTCCGTAGACTTCTGGGAATATGCCTGCGCTGCCATTGAGTTATGGGGCAATGCCTATGCTCGCGTAGAGCGCAGTGCGGGACAGGTTCGCGGCCTTCATCCGGTTAATCCAGCGCTTGTGTCGGTTCGACGTTTATCCAACGGAACTCTTGAATATCGATGGTCCGAGGATGGCAAGTCCTATGTCGAGACCGACCGGACAATGCTTCATATTCGGGGCTTTGGCGGCAATCCCCTCGGGGGCATGTCCACGCTGCATTTCGGTCGGAACACATTCAGCCTGGCTCGCGCCATTGACCGCTCGGCCGGCGGCACATTCAGGAACGGCCTACGTCCATCGTTCCAGCTTGTTTTTGAGAAGTGGCTCACTCCTGAGCAGCGGAAACTCGCTGAAACTGTTCTTATGGAGAAGTATGCTGGCGCGATGAATTCGGGTCGCCCATACATCTCCGAGGGTGGCGCGAAGCTGGAGACGCTATCCATCAATCCGGAAGACGCACAGATGCTCGAGTCTCGCGGCTTTTCGGTTGAAGAGATTTGTCGCTTCTTCGGCGTTCCACCGTTTATGATTGGTCATACAGAGAAAACGACCAGCTGGGGCACTGGCTTGGAGCAGCAGACGCTAGGGTTCCAGAAGTTTACCCTGCGTCGTCGGCTCAAGCGCATTGAGCAAGCTTGTGAGAAGCAGCTGCTGACAGCGGAAGACAGAGCGGGCGGTGTCACCATTGAGTTCAACCTTGAGGGGCTCCTCAGGGCAGATAGCGCGGGCAGGGCGCGTTTCTATCAGCAAATGACTGCCATTGGTGCCATGACTATCAACGAGGTTCGCGCGCTTGAGAACCTGCCGCCAGTTGATGGTGGCGATCTACCAAGAATGCAGATGCAGAATGTCCCCATTTCTGATGCGGGGCAAGAAGCGCTACGGGCACCAACAGCCGAGGAATAGGCACCATGAAAACCAAAGATTTTGCCCTGCACGTTAAAGACGTGTCGGAAGACGGCACCTTTGAGGGCTACGGTTCTGTGTTTGGAAATGTTGATAGCTACGGCGAGAAAGTTATGCCGGGTGCTTTTGTGGAAAGCTTAGCGCGCCATAAGCGTGAAGGTACCAACGTGCTTATGCTTTGGAACCATGACAGCCGCGAACCTATCGGGGTTTGGGAAGATCTTGCCGAGGATGCCAAAGGTCTATGGGGTAAGGGACGTTTCCTATTAGAAATCCAGCGTGCGCGCGAAGTCCATGCGCTGGCTAAAAATAAGGCAATTGGTGGTCTTTCGATTGGTTATCGTGAGATGGAAGCCGAGCCGGATGGCAACATCCGCCTCCTCAAGAAGCTCGACCTCTATGAAATTTCCCCGGTGACATTCCCGGCAAATCGCCGGGCACGCATTGAGAGCGTGAAATCAGAACGCATGGATGAATTCGCCCGCCGCCTGCGCGATGGCGATCCCATGCCAATCAAAGAATTTGAGGACATCTTGAGAGAGTCAGGGGTCCCGAAAAGCATGGCCATTGCGATCGCCTCGCAAGGTTATGCGAAGGCCATTCGGAGTGATTCTGAGGGCGAAAAGGCGAACGACACAGCCGCATTTCTTCAAGCACTACGCGGCTAATCTCAACCTATTTTATCCCTCATGGAGAAACATTATGAGCACTGAAAACAAGTCAGTGGCTGAGCTCGCTGCTGAAATTAAATCCGAACATCAGAAGGCTGTCGATGCCGTTAAGGCTATTGCGGAGGATGCACTCGGCAAGGCCAAGGCTGGTGAGGATTTATCGAAGTCTGTGAAAGAGCAGACTGATGAAGCTCTTATCAAAATGAATGGCCTTACCGAGCAGGTTGCAGAGATGGAGCAGAAGCTTGCTCGTGCATCTGGCTCTGATCCTGAAGAGCAGAAATCATTTGGCCAGCAGTTCATCGAGGATGAAGGCGTAAAGGCGTGGCTTGAGAATAGCCCTTCCAAAGGTAAGGCCGATGTGCGCTTTAAGGCAACCATCACTTCAGCGACCACAAATGCTGACGGCTCCGCAGGTGCTGGGGTTCCAGTTACACGCCTTCCGGGCGTACTTGAACTGCCGCAACGCCGTCTTACAGTGCGCGATCTTCTTACGCAGGGTCGTATGGACGGCAACTCGCTGGAATATGTCCGCGAAACTGGCTTTACAAACAATGCAGCCGGGGTTGCTGAAGGTGGGCTCAAGCCTTCATCGGATATTAAATTCGACTTGGTGCAGACTTCTGCCAAGGTCATTGCCCATTGGATGAAGGCTTCGCGCCAGATTCTTGATGACTTTGGTCAATTGCGCTCGATCATCGATCAGCGTTTGATTTATGGCCTTGCTTATTACGAAGAAAATCAATTGCTGAATGGCGATGGCACTGGTCAAAACCTGCACGGTATTCTCCCTCAGGCGACTGCGTTTGCTGTACCAGCTGGCACGGTAACGCCAACGCCAATGACAGCGATCGATACCTTGCGCATCGCCATGCTTCAGGCAGCACTCGCAGAGTATCCAGCGACAGGGCATGTTCTCAATCCGATTGATTGGGCAGGCATTGAGCTGACGAAAGATAGCGAAGGCCGTTATATTATCGGTAATCCGCAGGGGACAGCCCAGCCTACCATGTGGGGTCTCCCAGTAGTGTCGACGCAAGCGATGACGGCAGGTTCGTTCCTCACCGGTGCCTTTAAGCTTGGTGCGCAGATCTTCGATCGTTGGGATGCACGCGTAGAAGTTGGATATGTCAACGATGACTTTATCCGCAACCTTGTGACCATTCTCGCGGAAGAACGCCTTGCCCTCGCTGTCTATCGCCCTGAGGCCTTTGTAACCGGTTCCATTAATCCGGCAGCACCGGGTGGTGGTGATTAAACTTCGGCTTATCACGAGGGGCGGGCTTGGCTCGCCCTTCTTATGAACCGAAGGAGCCTTCCATGAAAACCTATAACGTTCTGCGCCAGCATTTTGGTGATAAATTATACCTTCCCGGTGACGAGAGAGAAGCCACACCGGCTGATGTTGCTCATTTGGTGGCAAATGCTGTGTTGGAAGAAAAATCCGAAGGCCAGCCGAAGAACAAGGCGAAAAAGTCAGCACCAAAGAACAAGAGCGAGCAGCCTTGATGCACCGTCCTATCCTCGTTGCGCCATCAACCAAACTGCCTGTGTCAATCGAAGAGGTGATGCTTGCGCTGCGCATTGAAGAGGTTGAGCTTGAGACGGAAATCGAAAGCCAGATCAAGGCGGCGGTAGCCTATTATGAAGGCTGGGGCGGTATTCTTGGTATTTCCATTTTGGAGCAGGAATGGCGACAGGATTATGATCGTTTTGAACGGGAGTTATGTTTGCCTGTAGGACCCGTCCTCTCGAAAGCAATTTCGGTTACTTGGCGCAATCCAGCAGGGCAAGTTTCCACGGTTCCACCCAGTTCTTATGCTTTGCGTGTTGATAGTGCGGGACGGGCGACCATCCGTTTTGATGCAGGTTATCAACTGCCTACAGACCTGCACGAAAGCGGTGCTGTCTCGGTAACCTATTGGGCTGGTTATGATCCTGTTCCAGAAGATATTAAATCGGCAATCAAACTGCGCGTTCAAATGATGATGGACGAAGCCGCACAAGCAAACCTTCAGCATCTAGAGCGTGCCGAAAATGCGCTGCTTCAAAAATATAGGCGGATGGACGTTTAATGACTGTTGCGCAGAGCTTAGACCGTCGCATCACCATCCGGCGCAAAGGCGTTGAAATTGGCCGCGATGAATGGAACCTGCCGATTGTCGGGCCAGATATTGAATTTACAGTCTGGGCGAGCCGCGAGGATGTTTCGGACGGTGAGCGCATGGCAGCTGGAAGTGTCGGCGGCTATCGCATGACACGCTTTATCGTCCGCTACTCTAAGCAAACGGCTGGCATCCTGCCCAGTGATGAATTGCTTCACGAAGGCCGCAATCACAACATTCTTGGCATCAAAGAAACCAAAGGCGGTCGCCGCCGCTTTCTTGAGATTACAACCAGCATGGACACGGACAGGATCGCTGATGGCTAAGGTCACGATTAAGATCGAAGGGTTAAAAGAACTGGATCAGGCCCTTGGCGAGCTTCCTAGAGCGACCGGCAAAAATGTTCTACGACGGGTCATTCGCGAGGCCGCGGAACCTATGGCTCGAGCCGCCCGAGCAAAAGCACCGTGGGATGAAGGCCATCTACGCGAAAGCATTGATGTCTCAACAAGGCTAAGCAGAAGACAAGCTGGCATACATCGGCGGATGTTCAACTCCGACCGAGCATCGGTGGAGATGTTTGTTGGTCCAGGGACGCACCCGCAAGGCCACCTCCGAGAGTTTGGAAGCGACGGGCATCCACCACACCCCTTCATGCGTCCGGCTTGGGATGCAGAAAAGCGACCCACTTTGGACCGCATTGCGAATTCACTCTGGATGGAAATTGATAAAGCTGCAAAACGGCTGGCTCGTAAAGCCGCTCGGCAAGCAGCGAAAGGTTAATCCCAATGGAAACCGCTTTGCTCAGCCTGCTTGCGCCCGTCGCAGGGGGGCGACGCTACTTTGTGACAGCGCCACAGGGAGAAACTCTTCCTTATCTCATTCTCAACCGCGTGTCGGTTCAACCTTCTTACGTAATGAGTGGAGTGGATGGGTTTGTACAAAGCCGGGTACAAATCGATATCTATGGCGATAAATGGCCGGATGTTTTTGCGGCATCCCAGCAGGTTGGCACCATCCTTTCTGGGTATCGCGGCGAGATCAACGGAATTCGTTTCCAAGGTATATTCGTTGAAAGCGTTCGCGATTTAGCGTCAGGCGATGCAGGCCAAAGCGCGGATCGGCCCGTCAACAATCTCTACCGCATCTCTATCGACATCATGATTAATCACACGCCCGAATAGGAGCATTACAATGACGGATGCAATGATCGGATATGGTACTCGTTATCGTATCATGGACACGAGCGCTGAACCGGCTGACTGGTTCGAGGTGGGCGAAGTCATCAATGTGACACCCGGTGAAGCTACCGCAGATCGAATTGATGCTACGCATATGCTCTCACCCAATCGGCGTCGGGAGTACATTTCTGGCTTGATTGATAATGGCGAAGCGTCATTTGAAATCAACTGGGTTCCTGGTGACGAAACTGATGAATTCCTTCGCGACCTATTTGAGAGCGGCGAAACTCGCAGTCACATGATCATTTTCCCAAATGATGTGACCGTTACCTTTGACGCCTCATTGCTCGGTTTTTCTAAAGCAATACCTATCGATGACCGCATGACCGCGACCATCACCGTTGCTGTCTCTGGCGCAGAGGTTTGGGGGACTGAACCATAATGGCTAATCACTATCGCGGATCAGTCGCCTTACAAGTTGGCGATCAGGCTTATACGCTTTCATTCTCGGTTAATGCCCTCTGTGAATTGGAGGATCTTCTCAATCTTCCCGTCGCGAAAATCGCTGCGACTATGAACGACGCAGAAGATGTTCGAATATCTACTGTACGGGCACTAGTCTGGGGCGCTTTGCGGGATCATCACTCGGAAATTGATCTTAAAGGAGCCGGCGATATTGCCAGCACGGCAGGCATCCCTGCGTGCATGGAAGCAATCGGACAAGCCTTTCGCTTAGCGTTTCCGCAGGAGGAAGCCAAAGGCACCGCACGCCCTCGGAAGGCGAAGGCTTAAACCCGCTCGACGTGCTTAAAGCATGGGTTGCAGCTGGACAAGAGCCTTCGCTGTTCTGGAAGCTAACCTATCGAGAGATAAACATCATTCTTGATGGGGCAGCGTTAAAATTAATGCGCGAGCATAATAGCAGGGCGTGGGCCACATGGCATATTGCAGCGCTATCTCGCGCCAAGAAAATGCCAAAACTTCGTGAACTTCTTCAAGAAGATAAAAGGCCCACTGGCAAACGGATGACGCCTGAACAAATCGAGGCCGTCACCCGGTCTTGGCTGTCCAGGCGTAAAGGCAGGAGAGAATAATGGCATCTGCTGTCATTGGCGCACTTCGTGTTAATCTGGGTATTGATAGTGCTCAGTTCACGGACGGATTGCGCAATCTGCAGGGTAGTCTTAAGAGCGCGGGAAAGCAGATGCAGTCGGTAGGCCGGCAAATGTCAACCTACGTCACTGCACCGCTTGCTGGTTTTGGGGTGCTCACGCTCAAGGTCGCCGGTGACTTTGAAAAAGCGATGAACCAAGTTGCGGCTGTTTCTGGCGCAACTGGCGATGAATTTGTAGCCTTACGTGACCTTGCGAAAGAGCTCGGCGCAGCAACTCAGTTTTCATCTTCGGAAGCCGCAGACGCAATGAGCTTCCTAGCCATGGCGGGGATGAAAACAAATGAAATACTGGCAGCCATGCCGGAAACACTGCAACTTGCAGCCGCAGCGCAGCTGGATATGGCGAGTGCTGCAGATATCGTTACCAATATTCTTGCCGGCTATAATCGCCCTGTCGAACAATTGTCCGAAACGACTGATGTTCTCGTAAAGGCATTTACAAGCGCCAATACCGATCTGCGTGGCTTAGCAGAGGCGATGAAGTATGCCGGACCGGTAGCAAGTGCAGCCGGTGTGGAATTTAACGAAGCTGCGGCAGCTTTATCCCTTATGGGTAATGCTGGTATTCAAGGCTCAATGGCTGGTACATCGCTGCGTGGGGCCATATCCCGGGTGTTGGCTCCCACAAAGGCCATGAGCACAGCCATGGAAGAAGCCGGATTGTCGTTCACTGATACGTCCGGCAAACTTTTGCCTCTTGCCGATATAATTCAGCAACTTGAGCCACATGCACAGAATGCAGGATTGTTCATGGAATTGTTTGGCCAGCGTGCGGGGCCTGCTATGGCAGCATTGGTTACGCAAGGATCTGATGCGGTAAGAACATTGACCGGCGAATTGGACAACAGTGCCGGTAAAGCCAGTGAGATCGCAGCAGTTCAGATGCAAGGCTTCAACGGCGCTATGCGCGAACTAACCTCTGCATTTGAAGGCTTGCAGCTTGCTATTGCCGATAGCGGACTAATCGAGTGGGCCACTCAGGCAGTTAACGCCATCACTAAATGGGTGCAGGAGGTTTCCAAGTCGAGCCCGGAATTGTTGAAATGGGGAACAATTATTGCGGGTCTTGCTGCAGCAATGGGGCCAGTTGTGATCTCTCTGGGACTGTTGGTGACTGCGGTGGCAGCAATCTCTTCACCGGTCCTACTTGTGGTAGCTGCCATTGCCGCACTGACCGCTGGGCTTATCGCATTCTGGCCAGCGATAAAGAATTCAATCGAGGCAGTAGATAGGTTTTTGATCTCTCTCGGTGAACAAGCTCACGCTAAGATCGATGCTTTCATCAACAAAGTCGTAGAGATGAAAGATATGGCAATCCGGGCCGTGCAGGCGATGGTTAGCGGTGTCACGGAATGGGTGAGTGGAAAGCTCAACGCTGTTTGGGATGGTGTCACGGCGCGGGTCGATAAGGTCAAAAATTCCTTCTACAATCTTTATGACGCTGTTGTGGGGAATTCCTACATTCCCGACATGGTTGTCGAGATTGGCGAATGGATGGGCCTTCTTGAGACAAACATGGTGCAGCCAGCTCAACAAGCGGTGAACGGCGTTTCATCTTCGATGGAGTCCTTGGGTGATACGGGTCAATCCGTTGGGTCCGCCATTGGCAGCGCGTTTAAGGGTGTGATCGATGGCTCTAAAAGCGTGAAACAGGCTATCAGCGAAGTCCTGAAAGAACTGGCTTCCCTGATGGCGAATAACGCTTTCAAAGCTCTAACGGGCGGATTGTCAGGTGGAGGTGGCTTCCTCGGTTCCCTGTTCGGCAGCTTCGGAGGCTTCTTTGCAAATGGAGGGCATCTTGGGGCTGGAAAATGGGGCATTGCAGGTGAAGCTGGTCCTGAGATCATCAAGGGTCCTTCACAGGTTATTCCTATGAGCCAGATCGGCGATACTGTTCAGAAGGTCGAACTAACGATTGCAGGCTCGTTCATTGACGATAACGGCGTGATCAAAGGGGAGATTACCTCTATGGGTGCACAAGCGGCTCAGACCGGTGCCCGCATTGCTGTCAATCAGGTCAACCAGGGCTTGCCCAATATGATTGCGAATGCTCAGGCGAGGGATATGTAATCGATGGCAGATATCCCTTTATGGCCGATCAATGTGCTGTCTCCGCGTGAGTTTGCGATAAATCTTGCACCACGATCCTTAGCAGGACCAACAAGTGTGTCCGGTGTCGGGCAAGTAGTGTCCTCAGATGCAGGGATATGGAAAGCGACTTATGCTGGAATTCCAGTCACAGACAGGCAGAGGGTTCTTACTTGGCGCAGCCTGAGTGAATGGGCAGAAGGAAGATTAAACCCGTTTCTGCTCCCGATCACTAATTTTTATCAGCCTTACGCGCCTGAATGGGAAGCGGCTTATAAAACCGTGCCGCACAGTGATCAAAGCCCGTTTTCCGATAGGGGTGAATATCGTAGCCGTGTGATTAACGTTGCTCTTCTCAGCAATATTCCTTTGCGCGGCACAACCGCAAACATTGCCATTATCACCGCCCACGACATTCAGCCCGGACAACACTTTTCTATCGGTGGCCGTCTTTACCGTATTCGCACATTGCAGATGACAGGTGAGAACACCGCAACGATTACATTTCGTCCACCAGCACGCGAAGCTGTAGTGGCAGGAGCGGAACTTGAATTTGATCAACCGGTGTGCCGTATGCGTCTGGCATCAGATAGTGAGATGGATCTGCCGCTCGATTATGGCCGCTGGAGCTTCCCGACCGTCAACTTTATCGAGGATGTGTAGCGTTGAACTAGCAGATGAGACGCATCCGTTGCCTATTTACTGCTTATACTGAGGTGCCGGACATGACCTTTGAAAACAAGTTTGATTATATCGCAATTCCGAAAGGACAGGCACCGGGAGGTCCAATCCAAGCTTCAGACGGGAGTTGGTATCTGGTTCTGCCGCTTCATATGACATTCCGAGAAATTGTTGAGCACATCAGATCTTTTCGTTCCGCATCGCCCATAACGGCGTCTGAAGTGGAAGAAACGATCGCAATGTTAAAGCAGTGAATTTTGGAGGAATATTAGAAGATCTGGGAACTTAGCGAGTGATTGCTCTAGCCCTTCCATCGCTAATTTCCCTAACGCTTCTGAGGGTAAATCCTTAATCTTGGCGATCAGAGAGCGCTTCAAAGATTGGTCGCCGTCTGCATCGTTAACCCGCCTAATAAGTAGTTCGCGAATAGTGTCGTCGTGGAGCTTTACGGTAACAACTCCTAGTATGGCTGAAAGTCCACCATCATCCGCTAAGAAATCCAATCCGCGGGCGTTGATTTCAGCCGCGACCGGATGTTTGCCGTTTGACATGGTATTGGACCAGACAACTCTAATAAGATCATGCTGCTCCAAGTATGCCAAATTTACAGCAATGTGATTTAGAGGAAGCTTTGAAATTTCCTTCAAAGACACTTTCTGCGGGTATCCAGCAGCGAGTTTTCTGAGCAATTCGTATTGAAATCTTCGGTTTAATAGCTCGCCCATATCGCCCCCCCTTAGCCTATTTAGAATTGTGGCGACTTGTATTTTGAGAGTCAATCAGATGGCATTTTTTAATCCCGCACAGCTTGCAGAGTTTTCTAAACGTCGGGTGCGTGTCGATATGCTGGTGGAGTTTCGCTTTGCCAGCGAGACGATGCGGGTCTGGAACGGTAATACCGCTTTAGAGACCGGCGGCAATCGCTACGAGCCGATGTATGGCTATGGTTCGATTGATGGCATTGGCATGAGTTCAACCACGGCAGCTCAAAACGTCACCTTTCAAATGAGCGGATTGCCCGATGCAACGCTGAACTTTCTCGCCATGGCGCTCGATGCCAATAATGAGGTCGATCAGCGGATTGTGGTGATTTCTCTTCAACTGTTTGATGATGAATGGCAGCCGCTTGGTAATCCGGCACCGATCTGGTGGGGCTTTATGCAGCCACCGCGCATCAGTCGCACCGAAATGCAAGGCACGGAAGGCGGGATCCAATCCATAACGATGACGGCGGAAAATGCTTTCTTCAACCGGTCTCGTCCTGCCTATGGCCGTTATACCGACCGTGACCAACAAGCGAGATCAAACGGCGATAAGTTCTTTCAGTTCGTCGGCTCGCTGCTGTTCAAAAGCTTCAAGTACCCAGACTATTGAATGGGAAAAAGACATGAAGAATTCCGCACCATATCGCCCGACAGAAGAAGAAATCAGAAATTTGTTTGCTTTCCCAGAAGCCAGCCAGCGAAAACTTCGTATCTTGATGCTATTTTTTCACCAAAGTCAGCGCTCACTCCGTCTTCTGTACCGCTTCGCACGTCGTTTGCGGCTGCAAGCATAATGGTCGCAGCTTGTTGCTGTGTAAGAGCGCCACTTTCGATCAGTCCAACACAAAGCCGATAATTAAACATCGCATTCGCGCCGAATGTAATTGTTTGCGGGTGGTCCCATCCGTTATCCGACATTCGTCCGTTCTCCCTTTTTTAGCGATGTGAATTTCAATCAGCAAAAGAGTCAATATGACGCTAGAAAGATTTATCGCCACCGAGGCTCAAAAGCCTTTTGCGTGGGGTGAGACTGATTGCGTCTCCACAGCGGATCGCTGGATCAGGCATGTGACGGGTGTGTCGCCGCTGGCTTGGGTTGAGCGCTCTTATCGAAGCCAAGATGAAGCGCAATCGATCTTGTCCGATCGAGGTGGCCTTGCCGTGCTGGTTAATCGCGCCATGCGTGCGGTCGGTATTGAAAAAACCGACAAACCCCGCACCGGTGATGTTGGCCTGATCTTGCATCGCAATCAGCTCTGCATGGCAATTCACGCCGGTGCTGTTTGGTTTGCCCATGATGAGACTGGCTTGATTGGTGCACCGCTGAACGCTGTCTGGAAAGCATGGAGAATTGAATGCCAGTAGCGTTATCAGGGTTGATTGCTTCCATTGCCGGTGCTGGCGCTGTGGGTGCCGCGCTTCAGACCGGACTTGCTGCCATCACCATGTTTGCTTCAACGACTTTGGGCGGTTTGGCGCTATCACTAGGGCTTTCTTATCTGGCTTCGTCTTTGTTCCGGCCCTCTCAGCCAAAGCCGGAAGATGTGCAACAGCAAGTTCGCCAACCCACTGCACCGCGCGTGCGCCATTATGGCCGTGTCAAAACATCCGGCACATGGGCTTTTGCCGAAACTAAGAGTGGAAACTTTTATAAAATCCTCGCACTAGGGCAGGGGCCGTTTGATGCAATCGAGGAAATCTGGATTGATGATATTAGGCTTGATCTTTTGCCCGATGGTAAACCGGTGCCGCCGAGCAAGTTTAGGCAGGGGACAACGGGTAAGTCGTTGTTGCGTGTGGAAACGCGTGTCGGCAATCCCACGGAAGTTGCTTATGACGAAATTGTCAGCGCATTCCCGCAATGGACTGCTGAGCATCGAGGCGATGGCGTGGCGTCTCTGCTTGCCTGTCAATATGCAGTCGGGCAGGAATATTACCTGAGTCTGTTTCCCAACGGTATCAACACCAACTACCGTGTTGTTGCCAGAACATCGCGGGTTAAAAACCCTGTTACCGGTGCAATTGAATGGAATGATCGGGCGGCGGCCGTCATTCGGGATTACATGACGCATGCTGATGGTATGCGCCTTCCTGAGAGCCTGTTCACCACGCCTTTGGCGCATGCCGGTTGGGTGGAAGCTTACAATCGCTCCAATGAAGCTGTAGCACTCGCAGCTGGTGGCGCAGAACCGCGCTATCGCCTCTGGGGCTCGTATCAATTGAATGAGCGCCCGGCAGACGTATTAGGGCGCATGTTAGCTTGCTGTGATGGGCGCTTGGTGCCAACGCCTGATGGCGGACTCACGCTTGATATAGGTGCGTGGTCTGAACCAAGTGTTGTTCTAACCGGCGAAGCAATTACAGGCTTTTCGGAAGTTGGGCGCGGTCGCGATGTCATGACTTCGGCCAACACGATACGGGCAACCTTCCTTGACCCCAGTCAGGATTATCAATCAACCGATGCTGACCCTTGGGCCGATGAAGATGCCGTGTCTGAACGTGGTGAGGAAGCTAAAGACGTTCAGTTCAATATGGCTCCATCCCACTCTCAGGCACGGCGCTTGATGAAGCTTGAATGGTTTCGCGCTAATCCAAGCTGGGTCGGGACTTTCAATACCAACCTGATGGGGCTGGCGGCTTTTGGCGAGCGGTTGATCCGCATTCAATATCCGCTGTTCGGCATCAACAGTGTGTTTGAAGTGCTGGACTTCAAGTTCATCCTCGGTGAGGGCGGCATATTGCAGGGCGCGACTATCCAAGTTCAGTCCATGCCGCAAGACGCCTATCAGTGGGATCCTTCGCAAGAAGGCACAGCACCGGTTTCTGATCATACGGACGTTGATGATGACCTTCCGGTGCCAGACGCGCCAACCGTATTGTTCAGTGGTGCAACGGCAGAGTTGAGCTTTCCGCCGACTGGCAATCTTTTGCTCAGCTATATGGTGCGCTGGAGGCGAACAGCGGAAACAGAATGGACGGTTGCAGGTCCGCTTGCAAATGACGCTGAAAGCTTTTCCACGCCGGTGCTTTTAGCTGAAACCGAATATGAATTCCAATTGGCATACCGTACCGAAAAGGGCCGTTTAGGAGACTACTCGCCAAGTACGGTCGTGACCTCGCCTTAACCAACCAAACAATTTGACCATTCACACCCTGCCTTGGCGGGGCGTTTTGCTATGGAGTATACACATGGCCGTTCGTCCGTTTGACGAGATTTTCCGCGACTTTGTTATCAATGGGCTTCCAGCCTCGGGGCCACATCATCCGGAAAAGAAAGATATCCGTGACAGTCTCAATGCGCTCGTCGCAGGTCCATTCCCGGATAATCGCGTTATCAAGCTCAATAATGCCAATGAGGGCACCGAAAACAATATTGTGGTTTCGGCTTCGGTAGAGATTCCGACCGCCGTCTATCAGGTGCTTTATATCCTGAACGTGACGCAGGAAAACACGGGACCTGTCACCATTTCCGGTGCGATCAATCGGAAGCTCGTAACCAACACGAATGAGCCAGTGCCTGCGGGTTATCTCAAGCCCGGCATGGCCGTTCTGTGTGTGGATACTGGCAGCGAACTCAGGATGCTTTCTTATGGTGATGCCGAGGCGATACAGGATGCTGCTGAAGCGGCAGCGAGCCGCGCAGAAGATGCGGCGGCGTTGGCCGAGTCTGCTGCGGGCGGCCTTCTCTCTAACTTTGACTCAGTTGCCTCCGTAGAAGCCTCGAATATTCCGGCACCGGTTAATTATATTCGCACTGCTGGATATTATGCAGCGGGGGACGGCGGCGGCGCTCTTTATAAGCGCGTTGCGTCTGAGCCGTCGCATGCCGGTAAAGTACAGTCGGCGGATGGCGCTTGGTGGGAATTAACAGGTTGGCAGTCTGATGTTAAGAAATTCAACGTTATTACGACGCCAAGTGACAGCACTCTTGCTCTACAAAGGGCGGTTAACTACGCTGTTGAGAATGGTGGAAGTATACCAGTATCAACAGAAACACTTTACATAACCGAACCTATTATCATCAAGCCAACGAAGACAGTACCCGAAGATATTTTATCTTCAGATGTTCACTTTAAGGATTATAGAGCTATCGATATTTTCGGTTCTGCCAGACACAAGATAAAGGCGGCACCGGGGTTTGTTGGTGGTGAACTTCTAAGATTTACATATAACGATACCATTAGTACGCAAGCTCCAATGTGGTCACAAGTGAGCGGTATTGTTCTTGATGGAAGCGATCTTGTTGATACCGCTATACTTCTTGAATGGTGCATGAATGTTGAAATCCGCCGTATTGGCGTCATAGGTACGGCGAGAGGTGTAAGAAACATTGGCTATGGCGTCTCTAACATTGAACGGTCAGCATTCAGGTGTTCATCTGCCGGTGTAGATTTCTCTGAGGGTGGCGGCGATAGCTGGATTACAAAGAATGATTTTTACTGCCCCTCTGGAGTGCCCCCGTTTCACCGGACAGATCGGCTAGTTTGA